GGCCCGCAACGGCCCCGGCCGTCCCGAGGCCCTTGAGCTTTGACGCCGCCGCGCCCGCGGCCGCGCCGATCCCGCCCGCCGCCGCCGTCGTTGCCGCCGCCCCGGCCGTTGCCGACTTTGCGGCCGTTCCGATGCCGATCAGGCTCCCTTGGACGATCTTAGCCGGGCCGGAAACGAGGTCGACCAGCTTCGCGATAATTGTAACGCTAGTTGCCGCCATCGCTCGTTCCCCATAGCGCGGCAACGGTGCCGCGGATTTGCGCCTCCCGGTCCCTCATGTAGAACTCGACGGCCTTTGCGTGCATCCAGCAAAGGCGCTCCCAGTCGAGCTTGTCGATTTCCGAAGGCTGCGTATGAAAAACGGCCATCAGGTCGGCCGCCATTTGTTTTACCGCCCCGGGATGCTGTCCTTGAGGCCCTGGGGGAAAAAACCGGCGATGATCTCCTGAACCGCCATCACGTCCTCAATCGCCATCTCGTGGACAACGCCCACGTCGATCCCGGCGCTGGCCGCAATCAAGGCAAAGGACTGCTCGATCGCGTTGTCGCCGACGGAGCCCATTTCGAGGAGGTGCTTGCCCTTCAACTTGCGGAACGTCAGCTCCGTGTATTCGATCCCGGCGAACTCGACGGGCTCGATCAATTTGTAGGTTTTGCTTTGCGTCTTGACGGGGGGCATAAATACAACCGTATTGACATTCCATCTCGGGTGTGATATAATGGCAACGTCCGGGCTTCCGTGCAACAGGGGTCCGGGCGTTGATCTTTGACAACCGAAACAGGAGTTAAGACATGACGAAGCGCAAAGCTGCGCAACGCCGCGATGTGACCTTCAAGGGGCGCAAAGTAGGGTGGATCGAATACGACCCGACTTTCCCGTTAGGGGCAATGTGGTGGGGGCACGTCGACGACGGGACCCCGACCGGCAAGAGCGTCGGAGGCGGCGGCCCGGAGTTTGCTACCCAGTCGGTAATCGACCGCGTAAAGCAGACACTCGGCTACACCTTCGAGGCCCGCATCGACAACGGGCAGACGGAGGAGGTCGTGACCAAAAAGGACCTCTGGTCGGCCCAGCGGGCGATTGCCGACCGCCCGGCGAAGTCGGTATTCGCGGCGACCATCACCGAATGGGACCCCGAGGGGAACCTCGTAGCCGAGCATCCGGTCTGGAAGCGCAAGGAGCGGAAGCGCAAGGCATAACGACAAAGGAGGGGGGCGCCACAAGGCGCCCCCCTTTTCCGTTACAGGCCGAGGTTCACGCGGTCGTTCGTCAACTGGTCGACGCCGCCAATAATTCGGCGGACGTTCTCGATGTCGATTTCGATCATCACGCGATCGCCCTTCGACAGCTTGTAGTAATCAAGCATAACCTCGAAGTCGACGGTCGCCTTGTCGCCCGCCTTATACTCTTTCCAGTCGATCGCTTTGATAATGCCGCGCATGTTGCAGACGACGTTCGCCGTGTCGCCATTCTGCGACGTCAGCGACCCGCGAAGCGTAAACGCCTTCTGCTGGCCCGGATACAAGCCGAACTTCTCAACGACCTGATCGTCGATCGAGGTCATCGTGAACTTGAACTCCAGCTTTTCGGTGCCGAGGTCAACCTCGACGGGGGTATCCATACCGCCGCCGCGAAATTCCTCGGTCTTGATTTTGAGCGACGGGAGCGTCGCTGCTTCGCAATCGCCGACCTTGCCGAAACCATCGACGAAGATCACGAACTTGCGCAGCACCATATTGACTGCCATAGACTTGCCTCCTTGGCGCGGCCGTAGTAATACGGGCGCATGACTGATTTGACCGCGGACCGAGCCCGCGAATTGCTCGATTACGACCCCGAGACGGGGGTGCTTAGATGGCGCAAGCCCACGTCGAACCGCGTAAAGGCGGGGAGCATTGCGGGCCACCTTGATGGGGTGGGGCCGTACAAGCGCCTGACGATCAGGGTCGACGGCCGTCTTTATCTTGCACACCGCGTTGCGTGGCTGATCGCAAATGGCCAGTGGCCCAGTAGGGAGCTAGACCACGCCAACGGGGACGCGCTCGACAACCGCCTTGAAAATCTTCGCGAGGCGACACGGGCCGAAAACGCCCGGAACGTCCCGGCCCGCAAGCGCAACCGCGTCGGCTTAAAGGGCGTGTGCTGGGATCGGTCCAAAGGCAAGTGGCTGGCTTCCGCAAAACACAATGGCCGCAACGTGTACCTCGGGCGCTTTAATACGCCCGAGGAAGCACACGCGGCCTGGAGGGATTTCGCCACGAAAAACCACGGCGACTTCCTGCGCGTCAGTTAGACGGACAGCTCCCGGACAACCGTATCAATCAGCTCCGTGTAATACTCGCCATTGCGATGGGCGCGGAAGATGAGGTGTTCGAGGGGTGCCGGAGGTTCCAGATCAAAGTCAACATAGAGGCGGCCTGCCATCATGGTCGCCTTGGTGTTCAGGGTCGGATCGATCCAGCACTTGCCGCCGAGGATAGCCCCGACCGCCGTCTGATGCCGCAGAAACGCGTTCGTGCTTTCCGCGATCTCCAGAATGTTGTTGACGGAGAACGGCCGGTCGATCGCCCACAGGAACGCGTCCTCAAGGGCCTCGTAGACCATGTCGGCCGTGCGCCGCACGGACAGGAACGCCCACAGCGCGTCGGAGGAGGTCGTGCGGTTGCCCCACAGCCTAAACCCGTCGTGCCGGATAATCGTCGCGACCTCATGCTCGTTGAGGTAGTTCGCCTGGGTATCGGCGTCGCTGATGTTGAAGTCGATCGGCCGCGAGGTGCCGGTGATCCCGTACAGCTCTTGGTTCGAGGGTGACCACCAGTAGCCCTTGTCCTTGTCCGTGCGGGCGATCAAGCCTGCGACGGAGGGGGAGGCGGGATAAGCGACGTGGCTGTTCGTGTCCGCGTCGTAAACCGTTACGCGGGGGTCGACCACGTAAACGCGGCTGTCGCCGAAGTCGTTGCGGTAGGTCACCGCTGCCGTATCGGTCGTCGACGGGCCGTCGGCGATCACAACGCCGCGCAGGCGCTTGGCGATCGACTGGAGTTCCGCCGCGACCGGGTTCTTCGCGGACCCGATCTGGAGCGTGCCCGTTGCGGTTGATCCCGTTCCGGGGGCGGAGAAGGTAATCGTCGAGCCGGGGGCTACGGCCTCGCCGGGGTTGTCGATAAAGACCTCGACGACCTTACCCGCGTCGGCGCCGGTCCCCATGATCGGCGAGAACTTCGGCGTGGTTTTCGGCTGCGGCGGGGGCGGGGCGGAGAAGGTCACGGTCGGGGGCGAGACGTAGCCGACGCCGCCGTCGGTCACAACGACCGCGATAACGTTGTCGGCGAGCGAGCCGGTGCCGAGAACGGCGATACCGGAGGCCGCCCGGTTGCCTGCGCCCGCCGGGGGCGGGGCAAACGTCACCGTCGGAGCCGTCAGGTATCCCGCGCCGTCCTCGGTAATCGTAACCGAGGTCACCTTGTCGTCGGTCAGGACCGCCGTGCCGGTCGCCGTAACTTCCGAGCCCGGGGCCGGGTTAAAGGTGATCGTCGGGGCTTCGGTATAGCCGGAGCCCTGACCCGAAACGGTAACGTCCGTCACGCCGTCGGTGACGCGGTAAGAGGTCCAGCCCGGAGCAATGAGAACGCGGGGCGTCAGGCCGGTTTTCGGGCGGGCCTGGAGGAACGCCCAAACGCCGGTTCCCGAGGTGGCCGAGCCGACAATGTTGCCGCGCGTTTCGGCGGCCGTCTGGCCTTCCTCCACACGGACGACAATAACGGTGGCACCGCCCTGCTCGAAGATGCGGTCGAGCGCGTCCTTGAGCGTGCCGCTTTCGCCGAGGTCGGCGGCTTGGCGCGGGTTGCCGATAATCAAGACCGGCTCGTTAAGGGGGTACTTTGTTTCCTCGGCGTCGGGCGCGGTGCCGATCAAGCCGATGACCGAAGACCGAAGGACGCGGATCGGGCGGATGCCGTCCGAGATTTCGATAACTTCGATGCCATGTAAAAAAGTCTCTGACATATCAGATACTTAGCTCCGTGTTGCCACCGGCCGCCTTTTGTATTAATACGGCTGCATGAAACTGACAGCCGAGCGCGCCAGAGAGTTGATCCATTACGACCCGGAGACGGGCGTTTTGACGTGGAAGGTGGGCGGA